TCAACAGGCTGGTGTGACCAGCTTCCGAAGGCGGTCGATAGCGACTTGGTGGTAGTGTTCGCTGATCTCGATCCCCACAAAATCCTTGCCTTGACTCAGCGCGGCAACGCCGGTCGTACCTGATCCCATGAAAGGGTCGAGAACGCTGCCGCCGCAGGCGGATAGCAGCGCCTCCATGAGCGGCAAAGGCTTACCGACCTGATGTAGTTTTTCGCCCGGATGCTGAGACACCCTGAAAAGGCCGGGGCTGTAGCTCTCGCCAACAAGCGGCCCCTTGCTACCCCACAGAAAGAATTCTGTCTGAGCCTTGAATCCACCCTTGTAAGGCCGGGAACTGGCTGCCTTGTCCCACACTCCCACGCCGCGCCATGTGAAGCCTGCCGCCTGCATGGCATCGGAAGTCACGGGCAGTTGCCTCCAGTCACTGAACACGATCATCAACCCGCCCGAACTGAGCCGCTCGTAGCAAAGGGACATCCAGAGCGCAGACCAATGCAGGTAGCTGCGTTGGTCTTTACTGTCGCCAGCAAAGTCCGCCCACAGGGAATTGCTTTTGTTGTTGAGATACTTCGCGGCAGTCGAAGCGGCCCGGTTGCCTTTTGATTGCCCTCCACTGGAGTACGGCGGGTCGGTGACAACGGCGTCGAACTGACGACACAGACCGTGGATGATGGCGAGACAGTCGCCCCGGTAAAGGGTGGCCTGCCCAACTTGAACTGGATTGTTAAAGAGCGGTGGTACTGCTTGCGACATGGCGCGTCTCCTTTTTGGATGACGCTCCGTGGCGCTCAGGTTGGAGGCTCTCGGCCTTCAGCATGTTGAGCGTGCCGCATCGTGGGCACTTGATGGCCAGATGCCGATAGTCGGCTTCTGCCAATTTTTTCCTGCACTGTCCGCATCGGACGGTTTCCATGTTGTGCGTTCCTGTGTAGCCTTCGCGCCGCTGTGTGCACAGCACGGTGCCTCGGCCAAACGCAGGCAGGTTCTGCGGGCGGTGGCTCCGGGCGGTGTTCCAGCACCTTCCGGGGTCGCACCGTCTTTCTTGAATCATCGCCTCCGATTACTTATACTTCACATGTGGCTGGTCAGACTGCGCCTTGGCGCTACTGCACAGTATCCGGCCCCAAAACGCGCCTACGGGCGCGTTTTGTTTTTCCGGTAAATGAGCCGCCCAATACGCTGCCGATCAAAATATCCTTCCCTTGCCGCCTGTGACTTCTGTGATGGAACAAAGGTGGTTGCACCCCTCCAGCCATCTTTTTCCCATTCAAAAACAGTAATTCCGTACTGCCCTGACCCCTCAACTTCAAAAACCTTCAGATAGCGACGCTTAAGCCGCCACTGGCCCTTCCCGCCATTGACCCACACCCACCAAACCTCGTCCGGGTCAATAAGTGTCATGGCAAGCAAGTTTATGTAGCGAAGACGTTCAACCTTGTCCGGGTCTGCAAGCCACTTGAATTTCCCCTTTTGTTTGTCGCTCCCCTTGATGAAGAACGCCTTTGTGATCGCCAGCGAACTCCCCGTCACGTCGGTAAAAACCGCCCCCTTGTCCATTGTTGCGCCAAATACGTCCAGAAAATCCGTGACCGCCTGTTCCGGCAGCGTGCTGGCGGGCAGTATGACCGAGGCGGGAACGTGCGTTGCTGTAGGTATAGGCGGCGGTGTAAATCCAGTCGGCCATGCCGCGCCACGCTCGGCCAGTACGGCATCGTAGCCGGTCAGCGGCGGAACCGTATTGGGTTCCAGCCACGCCTTGCCGGGGTTGTAGGCGAAGCCGGGATCGATACCTTTGGGCACGCGCACCGTGTGCGGATTGCTGCCGTTCTTGCCGACGATACGCTCTTCCCACTCGACAGGCGGCGCGGTATCCGGGCCGTTGTTTCCGGACTTTTTCCACTCATCTTCCGCCTCCGCGCGGGAGAGCGATTCAACCGAGCAGCCGCAGCCCCATCCGTTCTGCGGCATGTGCGTGTCCCACCACGGATCGTCTGCGGGTAGGATCAAACCGTCCCATGCCTTGTGCTCAAGACGCGGATGCTGTGCGCCGGAGTGTCGATAGCGCCAGTACGGGCGCAGTTTCTTGACGCTTTCCATCTGCTGATAGCGCCCAGCGTTATAGGCTTGCCGCACGTTGGTATCGTAGATGATCCGGCTGCGCCAACCGGGAGAACCGTTGTAAGCCCACCCGCGTTGCTTTGCGATCTCCGGGAAAGCCTCTTTGAAAGCCTGATAACCACCCTTAGAACGGGCGTCTGAAATGGCGTTATAGAGGTCTTCAAGCAGCGCGTCGTGGGTTGCGCCCGCAACGATGAAGGCATGGCTGTGTTGTTCCTGCCAGATGTCCGTCCAGCCGGAAGATGGCAGCTTGATCTTGCGCCGCCAGAATTCGGCTGCTTCCTTGAACGGGAGGTCGGCGGGGCTGAAAGCCATTACGATCTCCCGGCCAGATTCGCCGCCGCCATGCCTTCCGCGATGGTGCGCACCCACTCCTGATAGTTCGCTTCATCGCGCTTCAAGGCTTCGATTCTCTCCAGCGCCTCATCGAAACCACCAGATTCCGCAATGATTACGGCGACCTGATTGATGATTTGCTGCTCGAAGGGTGCGCATAAAGAGGCCATTTGCGCGGCGTAGGCACCCGTGAGATGGCTCTCCATCGGCTTGCGTGCGAGTGCAGCCGTATCGGTGCGACGGCGCAGGTCGGCACTGCCCATGTCCCACGTATCCCATGAAAAACCGCCCTGTGCCGCCCCTGCGTTTGAGTGCAGAATCTCCGCGTCTTCAGCAGCCATCGGGATTTGCATGGCCTTGTGCGCCCACTCAAGGTCGATTCGCATGCCGATGGAGGCGGCTTCCTTCAGGATTTCGACCATTTTCTTCTGGTCGACCTCTTCTTCTGTCAGGTAAACGAACACCGGGCAGCGATCCGGCTTGAACAGGCCATTGATAGTGGCTATCGGCTTGACAAGCTGCCCGGTCAGCGTTGGCGCAATCTGCCCGGCGTCGTGCAGCATGATTTCACGGCGCACCTGGTTATGAATCTCGCCCAGCGCATGAGTGCTCGTTTTTCCGTCTGCTTGACTGGTGAGTGTGCCGCCGATGATGGCGATGGACTGTTTTTTCTCCCAATAGGCGATAGCCGACAGGAAGTCATCGACCGTCCCAGCCTTCTGCGCCTGGATGAACTCAATGCTCATCGTCTCCGGAACGACGCCCGCACCGTCGTTGCCGATGTTGCGCACGGCGCGCAACAGCGCATCGCGTTCTTTGTCTCCCAGCCCTGCGGGGTATTTACCAAGGCGCAGCGGCAAACCGTAGACTTCCAGAAACCGCTGCATGTCACGAATATTGTATGCTTTATATGCGTACGTCCAAGCCAACACGCGAAAGAGCGCCGCGCCCTCGATATAACCCGTCTTTGCGCGGTGCTCATGGATCAGCCAGCGTCCTGGTGTGAGTGGCTCCGGCAAACCGTCGCGTAGATAGCACAACTGTCCATTGACGAGCCTAAAGAGCCGCTGCGGCACCCATTGCAGCGCCGGACGATCATCGTCCGGTGCGGGTAGCCAGACGCTTCCGGGCTTCCAGTTGATTTCCAGCGCAACAAAACCCTTTCCGATGGCGTCAGTCACATCGTAGTGCGCATCCTCGAACCGGGAGATGGCGCGGATCATCCCTTCCAGTTCCTTCGTCCGAGCCATTTCCGACTCGCTTGCGTCATCAGGCGCTTCCAACTGCCAGCCCAGTCCCGTAACGGCACGCCGCCGTTTTCCCAACTCACCAAATACGTGCGCGTCCTGTTCTTCGATTAGCTCGAAAAGCGCGGCCTGATCCGTGATGTGCCCATCGTCTGCCATTCTAAACGCTCGCGCCAGTACGGACGGATCGAGCACGTTCACGCTGGCGTAATTGAGCGCGCCTGCGTTTGAGGAACGCGGGGCGGACTGCGGGGTCTTGAGCAGGTTGCCGATTTTCGAGAGCGCGGCGGCGAGCGGTTTAATCATCATCGTCGTTCCAATCGTTAGCTCGGTTCTGACGCGATCCACCGCGCCCGGAGCGCACCGGGGTGTAGCTCCACTCAGCGGCAAACTGGTTGGCGAGCCGCCAGAGTTTTTCCAGGGCATCCGGCCCATCGTCGTGATCGGCTTCCGGCCAGAACCTCATTTGTTCGAGCAGTACGCTCTGTGTGCGAAAAAGCCGGATTTTGCCGTTGGTGATGTGCGGTTGGAGGCTGACGATCCGTAGCTCTTTCTCGACCTTTTCTGGCATGGCGATACCGGGAAAGGCAATCCCGGCCTTGGTCGCGCGCTTGATGAGTTCGGTGTACAGGAACTCCTGGAACTGGACGGTTTCCACACCCCATGCTACGCAGCGGTATTCCTTTTGAAGTGCAATGGCCCGCTCGATGATGAGGTCGGGCACACGGCGGCAGATGTCCGCTTCCACCACGTCCAGCGTCATCGTGTCGCGCGAAAACCCGCCCACCAGAATCGCGCTCGGGTCGTGGTGCTTGCCTTTCTTGCCGAGCGAGGGGTCGATAGCCCCAAAAAATATCCAGTCGGCGCGGCGATCCGTCCAGAGATGAATGGTCTTGAACGGGGCTTTATCGTCGTTTCCGGCTTCGTTCTGGTATTCCTGATTGAAGGCGTCGTGATCGGTCGCCCGCAGGCACATCAGCCGGTAGAGCGGGCGCACCTGCGGCCAGGAAACCTCCGCGCCCGCGTCCATTGCCTTCTTATGTCGCTTATAGAACGACTCGGCGGCGGCTTCTGCGGCGACCTTTTCATCGTCGCTGTCGCCGCCCGTGTAGAGGGCTTCCCACTTTTCCCACAAGGCCATGTTGTCTGGCCAACGAGTGATGCTCTTGAACACACGCCGTCGCCAGCCGGGACGGCGGGATACGCGGTTGATGGCCGCGTCGTAGTGAAGTGATGTGCCAACCCAGAACACGTCCATCCCGCCCGCTGGCCCCGCCAGACCGAGGATGGCCGAGAGCACGTACTTTTCGACCTTGTCGCGCTGCGCCTTGTCCCGGACGTTTTCGTCGTTCTCCAGATCGTCCAGAAAGATGAGGTCGGGCCGGTACGGGCCGTGCTTCATGCCGCGCACCTTCTTGCCTGTGCCGCCGATCCGCAGCTTGATGTTATTCGCGGTGATCGCCGTGGTGGCCTGCCAGACGCGCCCTTGCCCTGCGGCTTCTGGGAAATCCATCGCCAGCCTCGGGTTGGTGTCCAGTTCCGCCTTGATGGATTCGAGCATTTCAGCGGCTTGCTCTTCGGTGTTCATGATGATGCCGATCATGTGCTTTCGGCCTGTCACGATGCACCAGAGGCTTCCAAGCTGCGTTTCATAGGTTGATTTCGCCTCGCCGCGCGGCGCTTGATGCACTTCTCGCCCGTCCGCTTTGCCGTCGATGACCTCCGGCAGGCGGGTGAAGATGAACTCATGAAATGTCGAGAAGTGCGGTGTCGGGACGTAGTGCGGGAAATACGTTCGGCAGAAATAGCCGTAGTCATGCCATGCACGCTCCCGGCGTGCCTTGGATGCTGCCGGATCGGACGGGAACGCCTCGCACTCCAGTTCGATGGTGCGCCGAATTTCCTCCCCAAGTCGGGCGATCTGTTCCTCGAATTCTCGGCGGGTTTTGACTTCGGCGATGTCAGCCATAGCGTTTACCCAGGAGAGCGCCGACCCCATCGAGGTGCGGCAACAGCGCGGCCAGCGCCGGTTTATCGTGCGCGCGCAGATAGTCGGCGAGTACCTTCAAGGTGTCCATCGCCACGGCAAGGCCGGAGTACGCCGGGTTCACACGGGCAAACGCGCGGGAGAATTTGGCGTAGGCATCCGCAAGGGAGGCCAGCAGTTGCGCCTTGTCGGCGGGCGCAATCCGCGCGGCTTCCAGTTCGCGGGTCGTGACCACGATCTGCCGCGCCATGTCTTCGACCAACTGTTTATTGAGATCATCAATGCCCTGTTCGGACACCCGATAGGCAGCGCGGGCCGTATCCCAATCGTCGCCGCGCACCCTGGCTTTCGCCTTCCAGTCACGCGCGGTTTCATAGGAGACATCGAGCGTAGCCGCCGCGCCGGAAAGCGGCATGCCTTCGATGTAGAGCGCGCGCAGCCTGGCTCGGGTTTCGTCCGAATAGGCCATTTCAGATGACCTTGGTTGAGAGAATCTTGATGAGTTCGACCCCGCCCGCGACCAGTGCGCCAACAACGCCACCCGACACGCCACCCGCTTTGGAACTGGCCTTCAGGAAGTTTTTATCTTCCTCTTCCAGCCTCCCGACTCGGCCTTCAAGTCCATCGATGCGCCGTCCGACGTTTTTCTCAAGCCCGTCGATGCGGTGCGTGAGGCGCGCCTCGATGTTGACCAACGCGGTTCTCTGCGAGGATTCGAGGGATCGCACGTCGGCGCGAATATCGTCGATGCGCGTGGTCAGCGCGGCATGCAGTTGCTGAACGGTTCCGGTCAGCAGGCCGAGTTGATGCGCAACGGCGGCGTTGCTCTTTTCGTTTGCTGTTTCGCTCATGTGAGGCTCCTCTGTGACTCAGCGGCATACGGCACGCGCCGCACGCCACGTCTTTTCGATCATCTGCATTCCTGCCAGGCATTCGCCGTACCGGTGAGCCATGTCTCGATAAGCGCCTGCGCATCCTCCAAGGGCTGAGAGGGTGGCGTCTGCGGCACGGAGACAGGGAGCGGCGGAAGCCCATTCCTTGCGATTGAGGGCGGCGGTAATGTCGGCGCGGGCGTCGCGCAACCGGCGCTCAGCGCGATCAGCGCGAGCGCGGGCAGCCACGAGCTTCTGTTTTTCATCGTCGTATTCCTTGATGGCGGTGGAAAGCTGTTCGGTAAAGGCGAGATTGATTGCGCGCTGCGTCTCCGATTCGGCCAGCGCCCGCGCGGTGGCCGTCTGGCGCTCTTCGGCCCATGATTGCTTCGCCTTGTCGAATTTCGACTGGACGCCCGCTGCGCCGACTCTGTGACCGCCTGCGAAGCTGGCAGCCGCCAGAAGGCAGACAAGAAGGACGGGGCCGATAATCTCCGCTTTCATGACCCTGCCGCCTCAACTTCGGCGATGCACTTGCTGTGCCGTTCCTGTTGTCGCTTCCAGACGCCGCTGCACGTCCGGTTTCCGGGCGCGGAGCAATCCACGCCGTTCGAGAACCGATATTTCAGAAGCGCGTCACAGGCGGCGCGGTGGTTTCCGAACAGCAGCGCACGACGCATCGATGATCCATTCCACGCGCCCGTGCCGTACTGGTAGACGAAATCCAGATACACGTCGTATTCGCCCTGCGTGAGCGCGACATTGGGCAGGCTCTTCTTGAAGGTTTCTTCATCGCGGGAAACGTGGGCACGCAGCACCACCAACGCACGCACGGGCGGCATGGGTTCTCCGACTTTCAGGGGTTTTCCGGCTTCATCCAAGGTGCTGCCGAAGCCGCCTGTCGGCACGGGGTCGACGACGGTTTTTACGGTCTTCGGCGCATAGCCTTCCGAGATGGCCAGCGCGATCAGGAATGCCGCTGATACGGTAAGCGATTTGACCGGAATGCGTGTTTTTTCCATCTCAGAACTTCCTGCCACTCATTGCTGCCGCCATCTTTGCCCACACCATCATTTCACGTACCGACATGGCCTTGACCACCGGCAAGGGCTGGTGCAGTTCTCGCGCCACCAGCCCCGCTGCGGTCAGGATTCGGATGGCTTTTTTTCAACATCATCCTCGCCCCCCAGCGCATCATCGTTGGCGATCAACGTGTCCACGATCCGGCACGCGGCCCTGTAATCCGGCCCGCGCAACTGTTTGATGAGCACTTCATCCGTGCCGGTAATGTTGGCGATCAGCGCGATGTTCTGCGCCACACCTCCACGCGTGTCGAACGCCAGATAATCGGCGGCTGTCGTGTAGTCTCTGAACGTGAGTTCTTCGATTGACTTGCCCGCCGGACCGCCGAGGATGAGCGCGTGTTTCAGTTTCAGCTTCGTCATGTCATCACCCGATCTGCTCGGACGTGTTCGCCATGATCGTCACCTTCGTCGTGCCGTCTCCGACCTGCGCCACCTCAGTAACGAACGCCTGCGAGAGCATGTGGACGCGCCCATCGGCCAGCCGCACCGTCACGTCTTCATCCTTGATGGCATTGATCGCCACAAAATCCATCCCCGGCTGGAGATTGATGTTGAGTTCGAGCGTGGCGGGCGTACCGGACTCGGTGTAGCCACCGTCTTCCGGGAGCCGCCCGCCTTTGTGTTCGCGCTTCACGCCCGAGGGCGAGAAAGTGCCCGGATCGTCGGCCAGCGGGAGCTTGCCGAAAGACGGCAAGCTGACGGTGCGAATGTTGTTGAGTTGTGCCATTTCAAACCTCGTTCAAAGGGCGGTTATCAGTAGTTCGGTTCCGTTTTACGGAACCGGCTGCGGCCAGCAAGGATGTAGAACGGGCTGTTGATGACGGGATCGTCCCGGAAGTTGAACCGGCTCGGGTTGCCTGGGTCTTGTTCGACGATCAGTGAGCCCTTGTAGTAGCCGTAGGCTTGCACCCATCCGAGTTCGCGCATCAGCTTGTTCTGGTAGAGCGAGAGCAGGAACACCTTGACGCTGTCCTCAGTAGTGATCGGCAGGCCGGGACGGTAGCCCTCGTTGGTTTTGGCGGCGACCGTTCCGCGAAATTGCTGGATTGCGCCCATGCGCTGCTCTGTGCGGATGCGCTCCATCGCCTCGGCCACGTTGATGTCGAGCCATGCATCGTCGGCAGATCCGTCCGAGCGGGCCTGGTACATGGTAATCAGCCGCTTGATATAGACCGCGCCATCCTTGCCAACCTCAAGGATCGACATACCCTTGAAGAGCAGCGAATTACCGAGGCTGAAATCGTTGTAGGACACATCGGCCACCAGGCCGGGAACGGGCGTGCCTTCAAGCGAAATCACCGGATTGTTGTACAGCCTCGGCGCGGCAGCGCCGCAGATTGCGGCAGCGGCTTCCCACACGGATGCGGGATTCACGGCTAACCAGGCACAGGAGAGGTGCTCGTAGTTCTTCGTTTCACCGAACGCAGCAGCCTCTCCGTAGGTGCCGCGATACGCGGTGAAAACGCGGAAACCCGCCTGCACCGGAACCGCATAGCGACGGCGGGATTCGGCGTGCCACGCGGCGAGCGTGGCGGCGTCGTTGATCCCCATCGCCACATACCGGAACCACCGCTCGCCGATCAACGAGGGCAGATCGCCCGGTAACGGGTCGCCCGTGCCGCCCGCCATGCCTGCGATGTTGAGTACAAGGTTTTCCGGCATCGGTTCTTCGTAGAGACCGAGGCGCAAGTCGATGGCGTTGCCGCATGTGCCTTTGTGGCGCGCGGTCAGCGTGACTGTGGCATCCGACGCTTCGGCAGTGACAGGGATGTCGTCTCCAGCGGCGGTGATCGCTTCCGCAATCGCTGCAGCGATGTCGGCAGCAGCAACGCTCGCCTGAACGCCGACACAGATGGGCTTCCCGGCGACGTAGAGCGCGAGCGTTCCGGCTTCGGTGGCGGGCGTTGTGACCGTGATGCTCCCCGTGGCCTGTACGCCTGCGGCGTTGTCGGCATAGGGCAGCATGAAGAGGTCGAAGGTCTGATCGGCGCGGCGATAGGCGGCAGCCATCTGCGCGAGCATGGAACCCGCGCCCGCCTTCTTCACGGCATCCTCGACGCTGGTGATGCGCACGACTTCACCCGCCGGGGCGCTGCCCGTGTCGAGCTTTTGACCAACCAACAGCACGACGGGCAGGTCTGCCCCCAGCCCGGCCTGTGAGCCGTCGATTTCGATGTAGACGCCAGGGTAGCGTAGCGCCTGGGGCACTTCAGAGAACGTGATGGTCACGGTTCATCTCCTGTGTTTTGAATGGATTCAAATGCGGGCGGGTCGGGCAGATAATTGGTAACGAGCGCGTCGAACACGTAGCGATCCGCCCAATACAGGTCGCCGTCCGTGTATTCCAGGACGCGCCCGCCATCGAACTTGAGCGGTCTTACGTTCGGCTCGATCTCCCACCCGAGCAGCAGGGTTTTAACGGCCTGCCGGTAGGCAAGCAGCTTGTCGTCGGTTTCGCCTGGTCGATGGACGCGGACGTTCTCGACCGCCATTACCACGTCGAAGGCCAACGTCACGTTTTCGGCGCGCTCGCCCGCGTGACGCACCCGGTCGGCGGCGCGGATCACCCAACAGGCCGGGAGCGGCAGCGCGTCCGGGCGTACCTGGGCGAACTCTGCCGCGCCCGCAACCTGCCGAAACCACCGTCCGTCGAAGCCTGCCGGTCTGGGTGTCAGGTGCAGGATCAAAGGGGTGAGCGACACCATCACTCAGCCCCCCCGGCAACAGAGAAGCGCGGCGGATAACGCGACGGGCCGGACTGGATTTCAGCAAGGCCGGAAGGCTCCGGCGGCACAAGACCCGGCAGCGTGCCTTTCTGGAACTTGTCGAGTAGCTCAAGCACGGCGTCGTAGGCGTCCTGAACCTCCTCCGTCATGCGCTCCGCGCCTTGCAGGTAGTAGAGCGCCACGGTTGACGAAAGTCTCGCCAGCAGCGTGGTCTGCGCCTGTGGCGGAATACCGTAGGAGATCAGGAGCGCATCCGCATCGGCCAGACACCTGTCAATAGCCTCCAGCGCCAACACCAGCGCCGCCTGTTCTTCCACGGGATACCCGGACACATCGCCCTTACCAATGACTTCCCGTAGCGCCTTGTCGGCGCGCGGGAAATCGTAATCGGCAGGCACGGCCAGTTGCGCGAGGCGCATGGCGTTGCTGCGGGCGAGGAGATCGGCGCGGGTGGCGAACATGGCTTATTTCGCCTTTTTGGTTTTGGCGGGAGCAAGGGCGGCGGCGGGGTCAGCGATAGTGGCAGCGAGATCAACCTCTTTCAGATCGTCATCGCTTAAAACTTCCGCCACATCCAGCATTTGCTCGGCAGCAAGGCGTTTGGCGGTCGCGTCATCAACCTCAACTTCCAATCCTTCTCGCGTGAAAGTCATCCCGCAACGACGGAAGGTCTCCGACTTCGAGGCAGGGGCTACACGAATAAACAGTTTCATGTTGTGCCTCCCGTTACAGCCAAGGCGTCACAAGTAGATCGACCTTGTTGTAGTTGGTGTTGCTTGCACCGCCTTCCTTCTGGACAGCCTTCAGGAGTTGCTCGGCTGCGGCCATGTTGTCCGGCCCCACGACAAGCAGGTCGGGGATAATGCCGAGCTTGCGGCGACCGTCCCCCTCGAACCTCATCATGGCGGCGAACGCGGCGTTGAAGTTGGCCTCGTTCAGCGCGGCCTTGCTGCCAAACGCGCATTGCCAGAAGCCGTAGGCGACTTCCCCGCGCCAGCGGCCGCCGAAGCTGTACACATCCAGGTTGAAGACGTTATCGCTGGTAGTGGTGGTAATTGAATCGAACTGCGGAGCCATACGCTCTTGCAGGTAGAGGGCGCTCGGTGCACGTTTCGTGCAAAGCAGCACCCACGGCGCACCCGCGCCATCCTGCACGTTGGAGACGGACACTGCCGCACCGCTGCCGTCTTCGTTCGGCGCAACCGGGTGATCCTCATCGAAGAACGGCTGACCGTCGTAGCAGGTATCCGTAAAACCAGCGGCGAGCGCCTGAAACACCAGGTCGTTCTTCAGGTCAATTGCGGCCTGACCGGCGGACTCAGCCAGCGTGCCGTACTGCCCGATGTTGTCGTCTTCGATGTCGGTACGCTGCACATCGACCGTGGTCTCGAACTTCCGATTGATGACAGCGTATGCCGTTTCCTTCAGGAGTTTGTGTTGGCGTGCGCCAACCCACTCCCGGAACGCCGGGAATTGTGAAAGCCACTCGTAGGTGTTGCTCTTGCTGCTCGACTGGATCAGCTTGGCAATTTTCTGCCAGTCATCCGGGGCTGCGGCAAGGCCCGCGTTCCAGCGGGCGGTCAGCGCGGTTTTGAGGGCGTCAATCTGCGCCTGGGTGAGGGTCTGTTGCGGCATGGGTTACTCCTTTGCTTTCAAAAAGGCTTCATGGGAGACGCCCAGCTTTTCGCAAAGCGCAGCCTCTTCCTTGGTAAGCGCGGCGACGGTAGGCGCAGGCTTGTCGTCAGCCTGCTTTGTGAGCAAACCAAGCGGCTCGGCCTTTTCGACATATTCCCTGAGTGCCGCCATCGACAGGTTTCCGACACTCTCTTTCAGCGCGGGCGGAACCTTTTCAAGCAGGCTGTCACGCTCGACCTTTTCCACCGCCAGCGCCGCTTCGGCTGCCTTCGCTTCGATGTCGGCAAGCTTGCTTCGCGCATCGTCACGTTCGCTCGTCAGCGTCTCGACAGTGGTCTTGAGTGCAGCCACTTCCGTCTTCAGACCGTCGCGCTCTTTGGTGAGCGCGGCAATCTCCCTGGCTTCATCGGCCATGTGGTTCTCCTTTGGGTTGGGGTTGGAGTTGTTTTTTCGCGCGGCAACAAGGGCATCCAGCCCGTCCAGCGCGGGAGTGTTCGTGAGCGCCACGGATACGATTTCAAGCACTTCGCCGGTTTGAGGGCTGTAGCCGAATACCGCAGAGATGTAGCGGTATTCGCGCGCCGCGATCAGCTCACGGGCACGATCCGTCCAGCGGATACCGACCGCGTACAGCCCTTTTCCGTCACGCCATTCAAGGTCGCGGAACCACCCGGCAGCAGGCACAGGCTGCCCGTTCAATTCGGCATGAAGGGACTGGTGCTCGTAGTCGACGAGGGTGTCGCCCGACTTCTGGCTCGCGCGAGCAACAACGGCTGCGGCAATGGCCGAGTCGAGCATCCACGCGGGCACGTCGCGCGGGCGACCGTCGTTGGCACGAAAAGGGCCGGGATGCAGCAAATGCGCATCGGTCGGCACAGCGTCGCCTTCGGCGGGAACCAGTTCGAGTGTCAGTGCGGCAAGGGTGCAGGCGTCCGTTCTCAT